TGCTTACCAATTCGTTTTTGCTGGGTTCAATTTTTTGGGTCGCAAAGTGCCGGTTTGAAATGTTCGTTGGTCTAAATAGTTTGAAGAATCAACCTACACTACAGCAAAAACCACAGCCTGTTACGGCACAGAATGAAAGGTCTCCTCTAGACCCTCCGCTCGGTTTAACACCTGATGCTAGAGACGCTTGGAATTCAATTACCAATATAAGATTACAGTCTTCAGAAAACTCACAATTTATTGATGATGTAATGAGAATAATCTCTAGTCAGTTACAAAATATTGGGATATCAAACGCTTATGAATATTTTAACCAAAATATAGGTAGTGATATTGTTTCACGAGGGCTTAGATTTGCTGATGATTGGCTACGAAGAAACTTTCCTCTTACAACTGATAAAACTACTACTGCTATTATTGTAGGTGTAAATTGGATATTACAAAATACTACATTAGCTCCTCCAGCACCAACGCAAGGGCCTCAAGGTAATATACTCAGTATAATGCCTCGTGAGGGATTACTTGCATTATATTCAATCCAAAATATTGTAAGTTTGGAAACACATCGAAATTTTATGCAAATTTTAAATCAGCAATTAGGACCCCGATTTGAACAGCTTGGGCTAACGGCTGCAAGGTTTCAAGAATTTCAGTCATCTTTTACACCATCTCTATATTCTCAAGGGTATATCACTGCAAATAATTGGCTTATGAGTAATTTACCTCTTACAAATGATAAAGTCCCTTTGGCAATAGAGGAATCAATTAATTTTATTCGTAACAATACACCATTGTTAAATAATACAGTCCAGCCACCACCCCCGCAGGGTCCAGAACAGCCACCACCGCCACCAGGGGGGCGAGTACAACCAACAGAAGCACAAATCGCCATATTACGTGAAGTTCCGAATAGAATTCCAGAATTAAAAAATCCTCCGCCACCATTTGATCAGAGTTTAATGCCTCAATGGATAGCAGATTTAAATACATTCTTACAGAAAAATCCAAATTTCACACTTAATCAAATAGAATCCTATGTACGAAACTGGATAACAAGTCATGGTGGAAAATTAGCCCCACGCTCACCAGATTTACCACCATTAACAGAGAAATTTACAAATAGAGCAAAAAAAATATATCAAGATTTTTCTTCTAGATTTACTATAATGCCAACTGAATATGCGCCCGCTTTATAAATTACTAAAATAATAAAAATTAAAAAAAGGATTTTTATTTCTAAGTTATAAAATGAAAATCTTTCGTAAAGATGTATCCCATAGAACTGAATACCAGATTTGTAATGAAATTGACTTACAAAACAAAGCACAATTTCAGTTGAATTGTACGCCAAAGATTCTTAAAACAGATTACAAAACTTTTATTGAAATGGAGGATCTTGAAGAAATGTGTATTGCAGATAAATACGGTGAAGACATTAATGGGATTCCAAATCATTTAATGGACCAGATGTATGGCATTGTTGTAAAACTATATCTACAGTGCGATATTGAGTACATTGATGTCACACCATATAATTTTATTGAGAAAAAGGGGAAAGTATATGTAATTGATTTTGGAGATGCGAAATCAGTAGAAAAAAACTGGTATCTAAGAGAATTATTTCTTAACAAAAAAATTCATGAATGGAATCCCGACTTTAAGTAAAACTATATACTATAATTAATGTGGTATTGCTATTTGTTAGCTTCTAATAATAAAACATATGTCGGTGCGACAATCGACCCAGATAGAAGACTTAAACAGCATAACGGTGAATTAAGTGGTGGAGCAAAAGCAACAAAAGGCCATGTATGGCAACGTAAGTGTCTTGTTGGTATTTTTGATAACGAGCATGATGCATTATCTTTCGAATGGCATTGGAAACGTAACTCTAAGAAGTTTAAAGGCTCTGCATTAGAACGAAGAATAAAAGCGCTTGAGTCTATGATGAAAGATAATTTGACCGTAGAATTTTCATAAGTATATATAGAATGGACGAAGCACAAAGATTATACAGAGATAAGAAACTTAGTATGGTCGCTACAGCTTTAGTTTTAGTTGGTGGATTAAATTGGTTAAGTGCAGTATTTTTAAAGAAAGACGCGGTTGCTTTAATACTTGGCACAAAGATTCTAGGAAAGACAGTATATCTCGCTGTAGGTCTTGCTGCGCTATATTTAGTTTTCAAGCGTGATAGTTATTTACCATTTTTAGGTGAAACTGTTTTGCCTTGTGCTGCTTTCGGACCACGAACACCCGACAATGCGAATCAAGAAATAACAATTACAGCTCCACCAAATGCAAAGATTGTATACTGGGCTTCGGAGCCAAAACATGACGCTTCTGGTAGTGATTTACAAATGTGGAATGTCGCCTACAACGATTTTAGCAATTCTGGTGTTACGATTGCTGATGATAAAGGTAAAGCGGTTTTACATTTCCGTGGCTCTCCTCAAGCCTACAAAGTTCCCTTAAAAGGAACTATCAACCCACACGTCCATTTTAGAGTTTGTGAAAAATTAGGCATGCTTGGCCCAGTTCAAACATATTTCTTAGATTCTGGAAAGATTGAGAAGTTTACATTACAGTTTTAACCACCAAGTTGGGAGATAGCAATATTAAAATTATGCTGAGCAATTTCTGAATCAATGCCACCACGGTCAAAATCAACGGTATAAGAATACATTCCTTTTAGTGTAAGAAATAATGTAATAGTTCTGTTGGTATAGTTAATATTAAATCCGCCAAGATGATTTACTAGAAACACAATCTTCTGTTTCTCAGCATCGTGAAATACATCTTCTTCAATTTCATATAGATTAATAACAATCATATTATTAATAATCTGTAAGGTAGTACCATCTGTCATTCTTATGATTTGTAATACATTTAATAGGCGAAAAAATGTTTCAATTTTATTATTTTTTATCCTACATATAGATGCCTTGGTCTTTTGATAATATCCCAAAGTATGTAATTAATTTAGATAGAAGAAGTGATAGGTGGGGCTCTTTTCAGCAAGCATCTGGATTTGACCAATTAAATAACTTACGGCGATGGTCTGGAACAGATGGTAAATTACTGAATGTTGATAATGACAGTCGTGTTTCAATTTTAACAAGATATAATATTCTTCGTTCGAAAAGACGTTCTCATATGGAATTAAATACAAAAGGAGGAGTGGGTTGTTATATTTCTCATGTTGAAGTTTGGAAACATTTTTTAGAAAAAGGGAAATCTGAAGTCGGTATGATTATAGAAGATGACGCTGTTATTGATTTATCAACTATTAAAAAGATTAAATACTTTATAAAAGAATCAAAAGTAATGAACAATAATGATCTATGGGATTTTTGTATCTTAGCACCTCATATTAACAACAAAAAGCATGGTCCTATGTATCCTGGAGATGATATGTGCTTACGCTTGATGGAATTTACTGGATTAACAGGGTATTTATTTACAAAAAAAGGTATTCGCAAAATTCTTCCACATGTATATCCAATTCAAGTTCATGTTGATTGGTTTTTATCTATTTCCTCTCAACTTCAGATGATTGATATATGTACTCCTCCAAATGTGTTAATTCGTATAAGACCTTCACGCACTGATATTCAAAAGTATAATGATTGTGAACTTTGTGATATTGATTCTGATTTTTCAAAGGGGAATGAAATGGTTAGTAGAATGAGATTAAGAACATACCAAGTTGAAGAAATTGTTTTAATTCTAGGACTAATATTTTTAACTAGCGTGTATGTAAAGAATCTCTAGGTATTTGGTGTTTTTAAATTATAAAGTGTTTCTTTCAGACCTAAGTTTATCATAAGAGTATTAAGATTTATAATATCTTGGTACTGCTCTGTTGTTAGAATCGCTCTTTGTAACTTAGGATAATATTTGAGTGAAATAAAATTTGTTTTATAACTTATATATTCAATATTTGTAATATTATTATATGCATCTTGGAACTGGCTTATGCTTGTAAATTTAAATGTAAGATTTGAATTTTCTACAGGCCACATATATTGAATAGATGGTATAGCATTACTTACAGTTACATAAATACCACTTGTTAAACCATATGTATCAAATAAATAATAAAATATATTTAAGATATTTTGTAACATTAGGATTCTATATAAATATAAAAATTATATTTAAATAGGTATGAAACATAAGAAAATATTATATATATTAATTTTTATAATTATAGTTTTAATAAGTTTTTTACTATATACTAGACAAACTATAAACGAAAGTTTTACCAATATTACAAAACCAGAAGATCATGAAGCTGAATATATATTACCAATTCTAAGACTTTTATATTCTGATGAAATAAAATTCATAGATACCTCTGATAGTGCTGATTTAATTATTGCACAACAATCTTTACCTACTAATAAAAAGCCATATATCTTTTTAAACGGTGAACCAGCTCTACGGAATGATAGAAAATATGAACAAGCAGTAAAAGACCCATATTGTGTGGCAGCTATAGTTACATCATTGGATTTTGATGATACCTATAAAACATTTTATTTACCAATGATTCTTGATAGAGGTCATGTTTCTTTTACAAAAAGTCCTTTTGTAAGACACTACACAAATACAGATAGACCCAATCTAGCGGCATATATTGCGAGACATTCTCCAGAACACAGAAGTAACTTTTTTGAAGCACTTCGTAAGTTAGATACTACTGTTGATGGATTAGGTGAAGCAAATCATACAAAAGATGGAAAAATACCTTCAAGAAGTAATTGGTGGGAATTACCAGAAGTATACAAGAACTATAAATTTGGATTCGCAATGGAAAATTCAATGGAAAATGGTTATTTAACAGAAAAAATTATGAATGTATATTTAGGCGGAGCAATACCTCTTTACTGGGGTTCACCAATTGTAAAAGAAATCTTCAATCCAGATTCTTTTATTTATATAAATGACTACCCAGATTTTGAATCATGTGCAAAAGATGTGGTTTCTATTGGCAATGACCCGCTGAGACTCAAAGAAATGCAAGAAGCACCAATCTTTTTAGAAAATTCTAAATTTGAACACTATTATGATGTTCCAGCCCCAGAATGGCTTATAGAGATTGCTAATAAAATAAAGCAAAATATCGAAAAAATTAAAAGCCTCTAAATCTTTATAATATATATAAAATGGACCCTATTGATAATTTACAGTATCATATTCTCCAACTACAAACCTATGTACCTTCTTATGTAGATAATCTTAATAGTTATACACATAAGAATAAATTCTTTCAAGCATTCATTCGTCATAAAGTAAATAAGATTGTGTTTATATGTAATAACATATTTGTAGATGAAGATGGGCAGTGTAATTGGGATACTATTGATATTATAGAATCTAGAGGGTTTTATATTGGTCCCGCAGAGGAAGATAGATTTGGATGGCTAACCGCGATTCTTGGTACAAAGAAAGGTGACATCTTATTTGGTTAAAAAACAAAAAATTGATATATCCCTAGCTTAATTTTTTGTATCCAAAATGAATATTCAAGTGTCTGATATTAAGGTGAATAACAAGAATCTTAAAGGACTCAAGATTATTGGTAATCCTATTGATACAAGAAATGCGACCCACACTATTATTCTTCTTGATACAAGCGGCTCTATGGATGATGGCGGTAAGTTGCCAAATGTAAAGAAGAGTTTAAACTTTCTGATAAAGTTTCTTCAGAAGACAGACTATCTAAGTCTTGTAACATTTAATTATATGTCAAACATTGTCATCGAACATACCAATGTAACAACTGAATATATTGATACATTCAAGTATGCGATTGATACACTCGATGCAGAAGGTGGCACAAATCTTTCAGCAGGTCTTCTAAATGTAAAATCAATTCTTGAAAGAACCGACCCTTCCAATGTATCAAAGACAGGTCTAATTATTCTAACAGATGGTCATACAAATGAGGGTCTAACTAAGTCTGATGATATTATGCGTGTTATTAATTCAATTAAAGCAGTTGAGCCAAATATTTCAATTACAACGATTGGGTATGGTGAAGACCATAATGCGCAACTACTAAAAGATATTGGTATTTATGGAGGCGGCTCCTATAATATTGTAAATAATATTGAAGAAGTTGGCACAGTGTTTGGTGATATTCTAGGTGGGCTAATGACAACTGTCGCTCAGAATGTAACTATTACATTTCCATCTACTTGGAACTGTATTAATATGTATTCAAAGGATACTCTTAATACTTCTACGCGAATTCATATTGGTGATATTTGTGCCGAGTCAGAAACAATTGTTATGTTTGAAAATAGCGATACGAATGCTGCTACAGTAGACGTTGAAGGAATGAATACAAAGGATTTTAGTCGGATTCATAAAAAGATTTCATGGAATCCTAGTGAGCTGTCTCAAGATGTGAATCCATATTATATGGCATATTTTCGTAACGCAATTGCTTACATTCTTCAAAATATTAGTGCTATGGATAAGGCTGTTATTCGTACAACAATTGACAATATTAAAGTGAATTTGAACACCACTACACTACAGTATCATCCTCTTACAAAGATGCTAAAAGATAATATTGTATCAATTGAAAATCAGTTGCTTAGTACTACACAAATAAATACAACTCAAAATATTCAAACAAGTGCTTTCTTAGGTCTTGGACGTGGAGCAAGTATGACACGACAGCGTATTCCTCTCAGCCCTTCTGATGAGGATGATATTCTAAACGCGATGAATGCGTTAAATGTAACAACAACACCATTCAGTAATCGTGTTCAGAGACAGATTACAGAACAAATGACGCAATTTACTTGCTCTGGGAATGACCCAATTGATTATGACACTTAAAATATAGTATACTATAAAAATATATGAATGACGAAATTGCTGTATTTGTAGGCGTAACATTTTTTATAGTCGGTATTTGTATTCTAGAGTTTCGTAGAACCAATATAACTGTAAAGGAAAATGATAAACCACTCTACATGCGATATAATAATTTAATCTCAGAAGCAGTTTAAAAATGAGACACAAAATTAATATAAGAATGTATGCGACACATCATAAAACTGGGAAACAAATCCGTATTCTTCAGCACACCACTTCTACATGGAGAAGCAACAAATCACTTGTGTGGCTCGACGATACGTGCGATTTGAGCCAATCATTTAATCGTATTGATATTGGCGTTGTCGGCTCAACTACATATGAAATACTTGTTACGAAGAATATATTTGCGGATATAGTTGTGTGTATTGATACTGATGATATTAAGTGGATTTTCGAAGGTGGTACTAAAAAAGTAAATATTCTTCTTGCTTCTAAGAAAGTTCTCGATACACTTGGTTTAGACTTTTTTAAAGATAAAAATGTCAATAATATTTTATGTCTCGATGAACTTCATCTATTATATCCTTTCATGGGTTCTATTTGGGACGGCTCGAAAGAAGACGCGTGTGTGCTAGTTGGTACTCTACTTCGTTATGGCTCTATGTATAATACAAGTAATACTAAGAATCGTAATATCTTTTCTTTGAAAATTCACGATTCACTTCCTAAAATCCCCCAACTGTATATTATTAGTCAGTACTATGTACCACCCCAGAATCGTCGTGCAAAGGAAATTGATTCTTGTGTTCGTAAAAATATTGAAAACCAATTTATTGATAAGATTATATTATTGAATGAAAAAGAGTATTCCAATAAATTACTACATAATTCTAAAATTCAACAAGTTGTTATTAATAAGCGACTATACTATGATGACGTAATTCGTTATATTAATGACACTATTCCAGCAAATTCAATTGTTGTATTTGCGAATGCTGATATTTATTTAGATGACACAATTCGCCATCTATGGTCTACAAATCTTGATGATAAATTTATGGCACTTTTACGTTACGAGAATGATAAGATTTTTGGTCCTCGTCCAGATTCTCAAGATACTTGGATTCTTTCGTCTGATTCTGTAAAACAACGCTCTTCTCAATGGAAGTATGAAGACCTCCATTTTTCGTTTGGTGTTTCAGGATGTGATAACGCTATTACTTGTGAAATGCTTCGCATGAAATATTTGGTAGTAAATCCAGCATTAACTATTAAAACACATCACGTTCATGAATCCGATATTCGTAACTACGATTATGAAACAATTATTGAAAAGAATGTATATTTATATGTTGAGCCTACCGGTCTTCATGATATGGAAGCAGTAAGTAATCTTCCAAGCCAGAATATTAGCACAAAACTCAGTTTCGTAAGTTTTAACAGACGCATTCAAGCAAACAATGAAAATAAGGCGAATACATATTGCACAATGTTACAAAAGAAAGAACGTTATATTTTTACATCAAGTGGTGACAACACATTTGCAAAACAACTACTACCTATTTACAAATTTAACTCTATTTTCCAAACAAATCAAGGACTTGCTTATGGGTATGATAAGATTTATGTAGGGCCTTCAAAGAAGTCGAGTGAAATGTGGGCCGAATCAAATCTAAGTACTTTGTCTCCTAGTATTCGTATAAAGAAAGGATATGTTGTACCACTACCAAGTGAATACACTAAATCTTGCGAATTATATCTAAACTATTATCTTCCTAAAATTCTACTACTTCGTAATCAATATGGCAATGATGGTGAGTTTTGGTGCCCTAATACAAAGCCTTTCATTGAAGCACTACAGATTTTTAACTGGAATACAAAAAATATGCCATTACTATCACAGAATGAAAATGAAAGTGCTTTCATGGATGAAGCATATGTATGGTTTCCAAGTGATACTTTAGAAGTATCGAGAGAAGAAATGAATGCGCTGCGTTCTTTCTTGAGAGATTCTGTCGAAGAAGATTCTGTTGTTGTATGTATGGATGAAGAATATATTACTAAATATTTCGTAAAAGAGTTAGAGCTAAAGTATGAGAATCTTAAAGTTGTATTTCCCTCGACATCTATCGAGCGTAAGATTTCTGCGTTCCAAACTGCCACTACAATGTTTCTATATACTTCAAATGCTACTCAGTGGGCTTGGCGTTATATTTGGGCTATGAAACCCAATACAACTCTTATTGATATTCAGAATGAAATGGAAATGAATGGTGAAATTCACCATATTGCCAATGCATGCGAACTAAATCATGTATTACACATTGTTCCTAAAGGAAGCCTTGCGCCTATTACTGTGAAGCGTATTCTTGAAAGTATTGTAACTGAGACTCTTGTAAGCAGTGTTCCAACAATTTATGTACCAAATCCACTCACATCTGCGCCTTTCTATAAACATACTGGCGATTCATTCCGTGAGTTAGTAGATATTTGGGCTGAAAGAGGTTATGTGAAAAAGGAATACGCAAACTGTCATAATGTTTGGATACATGGTATCGGTGATACATTATTATATGATAGACCTAATTATGATTGGATTAAACAAAGTGCTAGAGAGCAGTCTTGGAAGAAAGCACTATTTGGAAATCCCAAGCCAATTGGTGTTAACTCGAAGACGTGGTCATTCTGGGCGCGAAGACCAAGGTTAGTAGAAGCTATGCTCGATAAACCTTTTGAGAAAACAAAAGGAGTTGTATTTTATGGCAAGGTTGAAAATCAAGTTCAAAAGTCGAATAGAACGAAACATGATTGGGCATCATGTTGTAACGAATTTGTAATGGCTTCTGAAAATGAACCTTGTAAATATTCTGAGCAAGAATATTTAAATAATCTAGCATCTGCGAAATATGGTCTATGTTTAGCAGGATTTGGCAAGAAGTGTCATAGAGAAGTGGAGTGTATGGCGTTTGGAACAGTTCCTCTTGTAGCACCAGAAGTGGATATGGAGAACTACGCAAATCCACCAACTGAAGGACTCCATTATATTCGTGTGAAGTCGCCAGAAGATTTGAAAGATAAAATGAATCAATTTGATGACGATGTATGGTGGCGTATGTCTGAAGCGTGTAAGAAATGGTACCTTCAGAATTGTAGCGCCGATGGAATGTGGGAGCTAACCAAAAAATTGATTTAAAAAATGCCTATATTTTGTATTAGAAAGATGAGTAATCATAAGCATTTTGTTCTTGATGGCACTGGTTGTGTTGAACTACAAGAAGCATTTGGCTCAGACCTAACGGTTGTCAACGCGGCTCGTGTATCGTTTGCGAAAGAAGTAACAGAATTCAAGGAAGGCGACCAGAAACTTATTAATTATCTTATTAACCATAATCACATTAGTCCATTCTTTCATCCTCAGATTCGCTTTCGACTAAAGATGCCTATCTTTGTAGCCCGTGAATGGTTCCGCCACACAATTGGTTTCAGTCGCAATGAGGTTTCTCGTCGTTATGTCGATGACGAGCCTCAAATTTTCATTCCGAGTGAACTAAGAGCTCGTGATTCTAATAAAAAGCAAGGCTCAAAAGATATTTCTATCGAGAATAACGAGCAAATGGTTCAAAAAATTAAAGATTTTACGAATCAATCACTGGCTCTGTACAATGACTTGCTAGAGAATCAAGTTGCGCCAGAAGTAGCACGTGGTATTCTTCCACAGAATATGTATACCGAGTTTATTGAGACTGCTTCTCTCTATGCTTATATGCGTCTATGTAGCTTGCGCATGGACCCTCAAGCACAAAAAGAAATTAGGGAATATGCAGAAATTGTATGTAAGTTGCTAGAGCAGCACTTTCCAGCATCTATGAAGGCTTTTAATACTAAAAGTTAGGGTCACTATCACTATCAGGATACTCAGTACATAATACCTCATTTTTTACATCATAACGTCCTACATAAGTATAATCTAGAGTATAAACTTTATCTTTCTTGGATTCATAATAATATTGTTTCCCAGCAATTGTAATAGGTTTCACACTAAGTTCGACAATATCATAGACTTCTTCTTTTTTTGACGGGTCTACATACATTTTTGGCTTTAGTTCTTCAACAACATTGCTAGCCAGTGGTAGCTTCTTTGTCTTTGTCTTTGCAACCTTTGGCTCTTCAACTGCTTTCTTTCCAGATTTTACCATCTCTACTTCTTTTCTAAAACCTTTTTTAAGCATACTATTATACCACTCACCATCTTCAATCTGACTCCAAGGAGGAATTGGCTCACCAATTTTTCCATGTAGTACTCTTGGCTGCCATACTCGCTTCTTAGTTTTATCTTTTAGTATATGGCCTTGAATATCAAGCTCTTTTAGTTTTTCATCTTTATCTAAGCATGAGCCGCATAGTTCTTGGTTAATAAGTGATTTACTTATACAAGCAAGAGGAATAAAATAATGCTGATTTGTTACTAAACCAGAACTATCATAGAATGTTTCTTTTTTTGTAGCACTTACACTGCGTCCTTTACAAGTTGCCATTTTGTTCTAATCAAAAAATATACCTTCTATAATTCAATTTTTGTAATATTGTTCAATTAAATTAAAATATATAGATAAATCATTAGACCTATTATCGGTCTTAACTCTTACATGAAATGCTTTGTCAAATGAATCAAATAAATCCATTTCAACTGTATATGTATTTTCAAAAACTTGAGATAATGGCGCAGATGTAAGTAAGATATTATTATCGCTACATATTTTACCAATTGTTATATCATCCATTGTATATAGTGGTCCATCATACTCCATAATAATTTTTGCAACATCTGGGGTAAGAGTAAATCCACAGCCAGAAGCATAAATAAACTCACCATACCACAGAATACTTCCATTATATACTTTTTCAGTTGGAAGTATTTCTAACCATTTTCTATATTTATCAAACACGATAAAAGATGAAAGATTTGTTCTAAATATGTAGTTGTAGTTTGATAAATTAAAGAATTGTAGTGCTTTTTGTGTTTTCTTTAAAATTGTATAAAAACTTTCTTCAAGTTTTACAAAAAGAGTATTTTCTTCAAGTAAATATTCTGTTTCTAAATTTGGATTTGATTTAATAAAATAACATTCAAATGTAGTATTATTCATATATTTTTCCCATAACCCTTGATATATATGATAAGGATATGTATCATTTGCTATAATTAATACAAGCACCTTCATAATATTATTTAATTATAAACCTTTAAAGTCCTAGCGCTAGGATCTGTCGCCCCTGGAGACCAATTGGGCATCCAGAAATATGGTATTACATTTGAATGTTCTTTATAAAATTGTTCAAAAATTGTACGATAATAAAACATTTCCTTTGTTATTGGTTTAAGATATGTATAATTCTTTGCAAATTGTTCCCATTTATCTGTAGCCACAATCTTTTCTTGAATAATTTCATACCAAGATTTTTCTAAAGAACTGACACCATCACTAAATGCTTCTTTCTTGCGCCATAAGACTTCATCAGGTAAGGTTTCACCATCATCAAATGCTTTACGAAGAATAAACTTTTCACATTGCTCGCCTTTTACAGGTCTTCGCAGCCAACTAGAAATAGATTTCGCAACTTGTACAAATTGTCTATCTAAAAATGGCGTGCGTGGCTCAAGTCCGTGACTACTAATGCTTCTATCGCTGCGCAATACATCAAAATAATGAATATCTCTTAGAAGTTTCGTAGTTTCTTTTTCAAATTCAAAATCATTTGGCGCATTGTAGAAATACATATACGAACCAAATACTTCATCACTGCCATCGCCATTAAATACAACTTTACAGTCAGTATGCTCTCTGATATACTTACTTACTAACCAATTACCCACAGAGGCACGTACAGAAGTAGTATCAAAACTTTCAATATCATGAATCACTTTTGGAATAGCATCAAAAAACTCATCTGGAGTTAATATAATTTCAGTATGGTCTGATTTAATAAAGTCCGCGACTTTACGGGCATATGCCACATCAGTAGAGCCTTCCATTCCGATACTGAAAGTTTTTAATGGCGGTAAACCTTTAGCTCTAAGACTTTTCGCAACAAGAGATGAAATAAGACTGGAATCAAGTCCACCACTTAGTAGGCATGCAACTGGTCGCTCAGTAAGCATGCGCTTTTCGACAGCAGCCTCTAAAGCAACTTTTAGAGCAATAGATGCTTCTCTAATACAATCATATTGAGGATTCTTTAAAAACGGCACTTGAATATATTTTATATCTTCCAGTAAGTCTAAACTGGAAGCATCATAAATACGATACGTTCCTGGCATAAATGGTACTATGTTTTTACAAAGAGGCACTAAACCTTTCATCTCCGAGCTAAAATATTTATTGTCTCCAATATACAATGGACGAACACCGTAAGGGTCACGGCCAATTATAACTTGATTACGTTCTAAATCAACTATTATAAGAGCAAATACACCATCAAGGAGTTGAAAAAAGTCTTGAATATTATCACGATTTTTAATATATAATTCTCCAATTACTTCACAATCACTTTGAGATTTTACACATATATTGTATTGTTTTGCTAAAACTTTCCAGTTATATATTTCACCATTGCACATCCATGTTACAGAATCTTTTGTCATAGGCTGCATTCCTTCAGGATTTAATCCGTTAATTGCTAAACGATTAAATCCCATTGTGCCAGCATGACCGACTGTTAAAATCTTTGTATCTTCTGGCCCTCGTGCTTTAATTTTATTTACATAAGATTCAATATTTGCCGTACATATATTTCCTAAACAAAACCAAATTCCACAC